GGCTAATATTGTCTTTTCTCCTGTGCTCAAGTCAATCTGGAGGGCTAATGCCTTACATGGTTGGCGTAGGTGCTCACCTACCCCCACAGAACATTCGGATTATATCCGTAGGTTCGTCGAAGCTCAAAACCGTCCTTGGGACGAGAAAGGGTGGAGTGGGGTTGCCGAAAACTGTTGGAAGCGTTATTTTCAACACCTGAAGCACTCAGTCACGCCAATTCGTGGTAGAGACGTTCGGTCATACGTTCGTACTCTTAAAACGTCGGCTGGTCTGGGATATGATGGGGAGACCTTTCGTAGGGTATTCCAATTCAAAGAGGATGTTCCTCGATCGTACATTAATCGTGAGATTGATCGGTGGATGGAACAGGGATATATCGATGTACCAACCAATGTCGCTTATAGGCGTCATCTAGCTAAGGGTGGCAAGCATAAGGTCAGGACTGTATTTGTTACACCTGCCGCCGTTTCTTTCGCTGAGGCGATGTTCAGTATTCCGCTGACTCGGCTTTTCGCTAGTTTCGGATCTTGTCATCCTATATCAACTGGCTTTAATTGGTTGGCCGGACATCATCGTGATGTTTTAGGTTGGATCCAGCCAGGCCTTGGTGCCAGTATGGACATATCCAATTTCGATATATCTGCTAAAGTTCGGCAAGTCAGAGATATCTTCGGTTTAATCCGTCGTTTCTTTCAGTTGAATGAATGGGAAGATAAACTCTTTTCACTGCTTGCCGACTATCAGTCTGTAACCCTAGTTCGATTTGGGGATCGCCTCGTCCGCATGCGTGGGGGCATCAGATCTGGTAGTGCGTTTACCCATATACTTGGGAGCTTACTAAACGCAGCTTTGGTTCTCGCTGCTTCAGGCAATAGACCTGATCTGCGGTTTAAAGTTTTTGGCGACGATACTATAGTCCGTTTGGAGGATGCTAAGCATTGGGACGATATTATCGCCGGGTATAAGCGCTACGGTTTTGTCGTTTCCATTGAAAAATCTTCAAAAGAGAGAATTCAATGGCTTGGGTTCGACATTACTGAGGGACGGCCAAAGTTATTAGATCCAGCTAAATGGTGGGCAGGATTCTTACATCCTGAAAGACCAGATTCAGACATGGAATCCCACAAAGCTAGATTGGCCGGTTACATGCTATCGTCTTTAGGTGATAAGGCATTCTTAGATGATGCTTTCGCCGTATGGGATGAGCTGTCCGAGATTAAAGCTTCGCAAACTTTTGGCTTCGTTAACGAATTTATTGCAACCACGTTATCGGAGGTGACAGACGTAAATGACATCAAAAGTGTCATGACAAGGCTGTGGGCCAAAATTTGCTAAATAACCCTTTGTCTGAC